ATCCATGACCCAGTTGCCGTATCCGAGGGAGTTGCCGCCTCGGTAATCCGGGCCACATTGTTGGAAGTATCTGTCCTGAACAGCCTGAAACCGCCCTTGTCGTCGACACGAACGACGTTCCAACCCGTTTGACTGTGGGAGTCTGCAGACGAGGACAGTGCTCCATCAGAGACCGCAACAACCCCAAACGACCTACCGCTGCCATAAACACTTCCCCCCGCCACTCCAAGGCGGTCCCTGTGTGGATCATATGCGATCGACCGCGTGGTTCCAGCGTTGGTCTGCTGCCACTGCTGGACCCCGTACTTATTCACCTTCGTCACGGCATGAGAGAACGTGGACCCCGAGCGGGTCAGGCAGTAGAAGTTCCCCAGCCCGTCCGCAGCAATGTCCAGTTCCTGGTTCGTATCGGTTGGCGTGGAGTCAGGAGCGTAAGTCTGCAGTTCCTTCGCCACGACCTGCTCGCCCGTCTCGACATCCAGTAGCTGGAGACAGAGGCGTGCGTTATGCGAGATCGTGAATGTGCCAGACCCCCCGGACTCGGTCAGCGTGATCTTCTTGTTCGATACGGCTGATCCCTGCTGGACTACCGCGATTGCAATACTGCATCCACCACTCACGGTGACCGTGGGTAGCACCACGTCTTGAAGACCAAGAGTCCCCGTGAACTCGATGGTGACCGGGGCCGATCCAAGTGGCCCGCCAGTACAGGTGACCTTTCCGTTTAGGTGAGACAATGCCTCCAGCTTCTCCTGAACGGAGTTTCCACCAGAGGAAGCAGCAGCAGCAGCATCCTTTTCTATACTCGCGGTGACCGTGTCAGAAGCTGCTGCAGGGGCACTATCGTTGAAGCAGAGCATCCCCAGTAAGCCATCAGCCTGGGTCATCAGGTTTACCGTGTTCGAGGTCTCCCCTGAACTCGGATAGAAGTGCATAAACGCAGCGGTGCTTTGATTCTCGGAAACAGCCCAGTAATCGTCCTGGTCACCATTGCCAGTGGCCGTGTCAAGCAGCTTCCCGGTGGAGGTGCTCACCCTGTAGATGGCCTCCCCGTTCACCCCGTTGATGTTCTTCACCCAGACGTAGAGCACGTTCCCCACAACGGTCATGCCTCGCACCTGCCGCGTGGCCGAGGACAGCTGGACGCTGGGCATGTTTGCGTTCGTCCAGTCCAGCGAGACCGTCATCTCCTTGTTCACTTGCCGAATGATCAACTTGTGGGAACTGTCTACCGTCGCGATGTAACCAAACCCGTCATCCCCCCAGCAGCTGAGGTTGAACACCTCTGTGCTGGCACCCCCGTCAGATCCCTTCTGTACACCATCCGGGTCAACCATCAGGAATGAGCCACTGGTCGACTCGTTCATGATCGCGTGACCTTTCCCCGAGAGCGGGGTCAGATCGGACCACGCGAGGTGGTTGATGTCTTGTACTAGTCGTGTCTGTGATATCGGCGCACTAGCCAGATACTTTGATGTCCCAGGCCGCTGACCTCCACGGGCCCGTCCACTGGACTCGGAGTTCAGCGTGCTGGCGGTGTCAGGCGACGACGCTGGAAAGGGGCGCACGTTCTGAGCGTCGACCGTTGTGTGGTCTGGCTGCAGTTCGTAAGGCCCCGCCTCGTGGATCCCGTTGAACGGGAAGGCCATCGTGTAGACACTCGGCTTGCGAGGCATCCATGCTCCCTCTTGGCACCATCAGATGCTCGCTACGAATACTTCCATATCCACTACAGCCGATCCAGTTGGCCTGACCTGAATGGTCACGACATCCAGCAAAGTCCCAAAACTTGGGCTAGCATCCGCCTCAATCAGCATCAGGTCGTCTGGACAGCCAAGGATGTAACTTTCACCGGCACGAAGTGCAACCATGAAGGATGTCGCTGATGCCACCATCGCAACCTCGACTGCCTCGGTGTCATCCAGATTGGTGATACGGATATACTTGACGTTATTTAAGTCCAAAGCACCAGCTGCGCCGTGTACGTCAGCGTTGAATGTGAGCAAGGTTGTCGTGTTGCCGTTTACGCAACTGACAATCCTTTTCATCACCTCGTTGACCGAGGCGATGCTCAAGCTCGTTTCAGCACCCTGGTCACGACCATTGAGCTTGATCGTCTCAGTGATCTTCACCGTCATGGTTGCAGCTGTAACCGTGCTAGTCATTAGCCTGCGACCTCGTCATAGACGATCATGAACTCAACCTTGCCACCGGTCAGGGAAGCCGAAAACTCGGCATTCAGAGCCGCCCCAGAAGTAGTTTCGCACCAGCCTGTTGGCGAAAACGGCAGCACGAACGGTGGCATTTGAAACGAATGCTCCGAACCAGTTTGTAACGCCCCGGCTAAGAACTTCGCCCCGATCTGGGTCGTGCCGTCTTCCAAGTAGACGCTCACCAACTCATCGGTGTCGGTGCAGGAGGCATAAATAGACAGGACGCGGATCTTCACACCCGTGACAGCAGCGACCAGTTCGCCGTCGTTGCCAAGAGACTTAAATGCGTACTTCTGGCCACCGCCGCTAAAAACAACGCTGCCAAATTGGTCGATGGCACTCGTAACCGAAGAAACCATTTGTCGCCCCTGCTATGTTTGAACCTTAAGCCCGTCGATGTTGCTATCAGTCGCGGAACCCAGGTTGATGAAAACGTGTGCATCATCATCATCATCGGCAGCACCGGAATTGATGATAATGCAACCCTTGGCGTAACCGATGCTTCCATCAGCGGGCGCAGAACCGCCAGCACTGCCAAGATCTTCTACGCAAAACAACTTGTTCCCAGCCTCATCGGCAAGAAGAACACCAGTCGCATCGTGCAGCTTATGCCTGCCACTCATCAAAATCTCCTTATGTTCCCTGGCCCTTGTAGGTTACTCCACCACTAAACAGGGTGAGCCTTCGCGGGCCGTACATCTCACGCCTGTCAGACCAGTCTGCATTGTACCCGTACACTTCCGCCTTGTTGTCCTGACGGTCTCGTGTAACCGATGTTACCAGATGTTCCTGGAACGTTTGGTACATTGTACCCCTTTCCCCATCCATCCTCCGCTCAGCTTCAGCAAGGCAGCTGTAGAGGATCGTCTCGCTGTGCTGGCTAATCCCATGCACCCGCTCGCCAGCGGACGGTGAGCCTGTCTCAGGCTTGTCAGGAAGGACCCTGTAGCGATAGGACAACGTGGCCGCTGCCGTAACATCCGGCCAGAACATGACCTCGTAACGAGTCCCCTGCAGAGTGTGGCTCCTCGCCTTGGGTCGGATCGCCGCGTAGAAGGGATCCTCTGACGAGTACGTTACATTGTAATCTCGCTGCCTCAGCTCACGCATCCGGCTCTCGCCAACAAACTCCACCGGCTGGATCGCGTTGTCGGCCTGTGAGTAGGTCATTACGCCAAGGATGTTCCCAAAGTCATCAGGCAGATCATAGTCGTCCTGGTGCAGTGAGTACGTGGTGCTGGAAGCTGCGTCTGAGGCACTGGATGTGTCAACAAGGGTCAGCTGGGTCGTGCTGTCACGAGTATTCACGGGATAATTGGCCCCGCTGATATTGATCTCACCCGCTGCAGCCCATGCGGGCCACGTCCCACCAGAAAGGGTAACCACACCATTTGTAGCCGCGATAGTACCCGTGGAGTAGGCCGCGTTCAAAGAGAGGCTGGCCACCGGCATCAGGAAGGACCAGTCATGGGTCCTGCCCTCAACAGGAGGTGGATTGTAAAACTGGCGAAGGCCAGATTCACATATTCTCTCGATCAACCGCGTGCGGTCGGTGTCCGTCTCGTTGGTGTACCCCTCGTCGTTACCCCCGAAGAGGAACTCGTACACTTCGTTCCGGATGCCATCCCACGTCAGGGATAGAGTAGGTTCAGCCATCCATGTTTACCTTGTCAGGTGCGACTACCCGGACCTTCTCTTCGCCATCAAGCCGAACTCGGTAGTACCCCTTCGGGGTCATCCCCAGGAACTCCGCGGGATAGCACTCACCCTTGATGAACACCTGCAAGTTTTTAGCATGCTCGGGGAGAGATG